ATGGCGAGAAATGAAGTTAAGCCTGATTGGCATCCTCAAAGAATCTTGGGGGAAGTCAGAGCCAGAGAAGGAAGTATGAGGGCGCTGGCCCGTAAAGCTGGTGTAGGTCAGAATAACCTGTACAACGCGGTATACCGTCATGTTCCCAAGTATGAGGGGATTATTGCGGAATGCCTGGGTGTGCCACCCGAGGAGATTTGGCCCAGCCGCTACATTCGTAAGGTCGCGTAATTATGTTTGCTTCAGTTAAAGAGCTGGTTGGATTACCGGGAATGCCGGGAACGGAGCAAGGCGTCCGCTATTCAATCAGGAAGTATGCAACCAGCGAAACCAGCAGACGCCGCCAGGAAGGCACTAAAGGTTTTGAATACAGCATCGACTGTTTACCTGAAGTGACGCAGCAGGCATTACGTGAACGCTACGCCCTGCAACTGATGACGCAAAAAGCCGATGAATCACCGGCTCCGGTGGTGACAAAGGCCAGACGCTCACCTGTCGTGGTTGATGCGGTGGAGGCATATCGCGGATCACCACAACTGATGGTCGAACGCCTGAATGCCCTGACTGAAAACCAACGTAAAGTGGCAGAGGCACGAATCGCGATCGTCAGCGAGGTGCTGAAAGTCGCGCAACAACCCGGTTTCAGCTGCGCGAAGGCTATCCGGTTTATCGTTGACAACCTGGCACGTTCACAACTGGACGAGCGCATTGTGGCAATGGTTGAGACGGCGAACGCCAAAAAGGGAAACCGCCGCGCGTTGAGTGAAATCACGCTGAAACGCTGGATTGCAGCCTTTAACAAGGCGCAGAACGCCGCTGAACGCCTGCTTTTGCTGGCACCTGGTAAGCGCCAGGAAATAAAAGCCGAAGATATTAACTGGCTGCCCGAATTTCTGGCGCAGTATCGCCAGTCAAACGGCCGACCAATGACCGAGGCTTACGAGGATTTTGTCGCTGAATGGCAGCACCGGCACGCTGATGAGCCTTATATGCTCGATATCATGCCGTCTTATGACACCATTCGCCGCGCAATGAAGAAACTGCCGGAAGTGGTGAAACAAAAAGGCCGGGTGACCGGCAGTGAATACCGCCAGCTTGAGGGATTCACGCGCCGCGACTGGTCCAGAATGCCGGTGAACTATGTCTGGATTGGTGACGGTCACGGCATGAAGCTGAAATGCAGGCACCCGGTTCACGGGCGGCCATTTGCACCGGAAGTAACCTTTGTTATCGATGGCGGTACACGCTTTGTGGTGGGCTGGAGCCTTGACCTGGCTGAAAATGTTTTCGCCGTAGCCGGTGCCATACAGCACGGTATTCGACATCACGGCAAACCGTTTCTGTATTACTCGGATAATGGCTCCGGGGAAACCGCCGACATCCTGGATAAGGAGGTTGTGGGGATACTACCGCGACTGGGGATTAATCACCCGACCGGGATTGCCGGTAATCCGCAGGGACGGGGCATTATCGAACGGCTTAACCGCACATTACCGATGCGCATAGCCCGTAAATACCGCACCTATTTCGGGAAAGGTGCAGATCGCGAGACGTTACGCAAAACCAACCGCGATTTACGCTCGGCATTCACTGCCCTGCAACAGGGCAAGCGGCTGAACGCCCGGCAGCAGTCAGCGATGCGTGATTTACCGTCCTGGTCTGAACTGATTGATGCCATTCGTGACGGCGTTGAGTGGTACAACAACCGGCCGCACGATGAATTACCCATGAAGCCGAACGGTAAACATTACAGCCCGGCGGAGTTCAGAAAAAAACGCCTGGCAGAAGAGGACACGGAAATTGAATGGCTGTCCGATGTGGAATTGCGGGACATGTTCCGGCCGATGGTGGAACGCCCTGTAAGACGCTGTGAAATACGCTGGCTGAATAATATTTACTACGCGCCCGAGCTGCGTGATGAACATGGCCGCAAAGTGCTTATCAGCTATGACATTCATGATGCCGAACGAATTACCGTGCGTCGCCAGGATGGCAGCGTGATTTGCGAGGCGGTATGGGACGGCAATAAACGCGAAGCCTTCCCGGTCAGCGCGGAATACTACAAACAGCAGCAGCGCCTTAAAGGTATGCGTAAACGCGCAGAGGAAAAAATCCGTGATGCCGAGGATGAGGTTGTCAACGTGCTGGAGCACAAGCCACAGGAGCCATGGCTGGAAAATATATACCGCCCTGTGGGTAATACGGTGACCGTTCAGCAACCGGTCGCTGATGATGAAACTGACGAAGAATACGAGCGTAATTTCCAGCGGGGATTGCAACTGCTCGAAGCGAAATTAAAAGAAAGTGATCCGCTGGCCTGAAATAAAAAAATAACCCGAGGGGCGACTCAGGTTATTTGATTAAACAAAGGTATCTATATAAACGCGAGGTAATAATATGACCGATATTAACGATGTAATCAAGACCATTGATGAACTCATTGATGGCGGCGTACTGACGCAGTATGTCATCGCCAGAGAGGCGGGAATTTCCGACGGTACATTATCGGCTTTCCGCAAGGGGAAATATAAAGGAGACAATGATGCTATCGCGGCGACTATGCGCTCCTGGTACAAAGACTGGAAAAAGCGGCCTTCTCTGCCGGAGCCGCCGCAGTTTGTGGAAACACAGACAGTCCAGGAGCTGCGCGCACTGTTTCAGGCGGTCCGCCTGATGGGCTGTATTAACGTCATAGTGGGCGTGCCCGGGGTGGGTAAAACGGCCACCGCCCGTAATTACTGCCAGGAGCAACCAAACACCTGGATGATCACCCTGTCTCCCGCGCATTCCAGCGTCACGGAGTGTCTGCTGGAGCTGGCCGATGCGCTGGGGATTGATTATACCCGCGCGAACAAAGGGGCGTTATCCCGCGCCATCCGCCGTCGCCTGATGGGAACGCGTGGACTGGTGATTGTGGATGAGGCGGATCATCTTGGTATTGACGGTCTGGAGCAACTCCGGGCAATTCAGGACGCCACGGGGATCGGGATGGTGCTTATTGGTAACCCGCGCGGATTGTTTAAAGGTGGACGCCGCGCCTTTGATGATTTATCGCGCCTGTTCAGCCGTCTTGCCCGTACAAAACAACTTCGCAAGGCCAAAAAGGCGGATGTGCTGGCCATTGCCATGGCATGGGGAATCAGTGGTGAGGCCGAGCTGGCCGTCATGCAGGCTATCGCTGAAAAGCCGGGAGCGTTACGCGTTCTGACACATACGCTTAACCAGGCGTGGCTCACCGCCAGCGGTGAAGGCGCGGCGCTGACAGAAAAACATATTAATGCGGCCTTTAAAGAGGTTTATACCAACCCTGAATTACTCTCGCAGGTGTGATTATGGCTGTATTTAATATTCCTGATATTTACGGACGCTTTTACCTGGTTAATTTCGATAACGTCAAAGCAGTCTCCATGTCTGACAGTGAAGAATGTGGCGATTTACTCTTTGAATTTAATGATCGCACCCGAATGGCAATATCGGCAGGACTTGATCGTGAAGGTGCGAAAGAAGCTTACAGCAATATTTGTCGCTTTATCGGTGCAAGACGGGTTAGTTAAACGAGAGGTTATATGAAAATGCAGATACAGCAGGAAATCAATGTTCTCCACAGCTTTCGTGAGTTTAACGTCGATGACGGGGAGGTTTGTGATTATATCTATGAATTGATGGACGGTGATGGTGTGTGTTTTCTGTATATAGACCTGTATCAGTGGTATGCAGACATGCAACTTGATTCCATCAGACGCCGTTTTAATCATGAATGCTTTGATGTGGATGTATGGGAAAGCCTGCGCTTTGGTTTTCTGATTATGGATGATTATCGCCAGGGGTGGCGACACGGTTACTCCATTCTTCGTGCAATCATGCGTGGCGAAACCCGAAAAATTCCGGGGATGGGTAAAGTTAATCGAGGCTTCCTGTCAGAGCTGGCTGCATTGCGCATGAATCCATTACTGATACAACCGGAGTTCCCTATGAATTTGTTTGATTCACTGAATAACGCCCGCCGCCTGACTGAACTTGCTGGTGCGGTACTGGAGCGCAGCAAACGCTACCCGCAACGTTTTGCACTGAAAACCACGCCGCCGGTAAACGAAGTTAAGGGAACCGGTGAAATTGAAATCACCGTTAAGACCAACGGCCTGCGCCGCCGTGTGAAGGCCACCCGTATAAGCGGATGCACGGTTTACTGGGAAGTATGAAGTTGCTTCATGGTTCGGCTCTGTCATCAGGTCAGACGCCGGGTCAGTTATCCGAACAAAACGAGGACCAGAGGATGAGTAAAGTTGTACGCATTATTTTCGAATACAAGGAGCACGTTATCCATAAAAACGCGGATGGAACAGTGCGCATGGGGGTAAGTCTGGACATACGTTCAACCGGGATAAAGCAGAAAGGTGATGGACCTGCCATGATTTTTGGGGTGGTTATGCTCGCGGAAAGCAGAGACTTTACTGAACTTGTGGCAATGAAAGCCAGTGCGCTCATGAAAGATATGGACATGAGTTCCTAGGTTATTAAAGGTAATGAATTTAATCAGCAGGGGTAATTCCATGAGCAAAGTACGCGTTATTTTTGAATTTGACCACGTAATGCATGAAGTAAAGCCAGCCGGTAATGATAGTAAGGAAATCACAGAGGGGGTTACTGCCACGGTAAAAATCGAACGTGATACAGAGAACAGACCGGCAGGACCCTGTGATGTTTATGCACAAATTCTTAAATATCACAGCCCCACAATTATTCAGTTTCTGACAGATGAACTACAGGGTTCCATGCAGGCTATGGGGGTGAAAAGCAGCATTGAGCGCCGTTCTTTGCAGAACGCACCAGATACATTGCAATAAGGAAAAACAAAATGGCAAAACGCGTTACAAAATTAAAGGCCGCAGCAGAGGCGGCACCGCAGACCCGTGAAGAGGTCAGCCGCGATATCCGCACCCTGGGCGATATTCAGCGAGAGGCGCTGCGCCTGGAAACGGCAATGAATGATGAAGTGGCAGAAATCACCGCCCGTTATACGCCGCAGATTGAAAACCTTAAAAAAGAAATCAAAGTGCTTTTTAAGGGGATTCATGACTGGTGTAAAACCAACCGCAATGAGCTGACGAACGGCGGCGAAACCAAAACTGCCAATCTGACCACCGGAACGGTGTCATGGCGGCTGGGAAATCCATCATGCAGCGTCAGTCGTGATGTGGAAGGTGTGATTGAAATGCTGCGTCGTATGGGGCTTGAGCGCTTCATCCGCACGAAAGAGGAAGTGAATAAGCAAGCTGTCCTGGCAGAGCCGGATGCGGTGAAAGGGATTGCTGGTATTAAGGTGAATAAAGGCGCTGAAAGTTTTCATGTCGAGCCTTTTGAACAGGACGCCGGACTGAATAAATAACACCGCATTAAATCTTTAAATATCACATCGTTTTAATTATGGCGCTTGCGTCAGGGGACTGCTCGCGCCTGAATGAGGCATATCATGAGTATAAAATATCGTTATTTTAAAATGAATGAGAGCGATTCCCGTCATTATCACAGGGAATGGCTTGATTGTGTTGGCAGGGAGCGCCAGAAATTGATTGATGATTTTCTCAGTAATCAGAATGCCAGAGGGTATTGTTGTTCCTGGTATTGTGGGGATTTTTTTGTCAAATCAATACTGGTGCATGAGGATGTTGATGTCGGAAGAAATAAACGGGTGTTGTCTGATAAATTTGATGAAGATGGCCGTACTTTATTTTCAGTTAAGCCCGACCGCAGATTCCGAGAGGGAAAAAAACTGAACAAAGCACTGAATATCTTAAACGAGAAGTTAAAACAGCTTCCGGCATTCAGTATCTGGATGGTTAATAAACTGGACTGCTATTTTGAGGTTTTTGGTGTCAGCAACGGCCGCACAGTTATGGCGTGCTCTTCTGCCGGGTTCTATGGCGACAAAGGGGCTGTTGTGGTTCGTATTCCTGTCGGTGAATCAGATAATGCCTTTTCCCCTGAAAAGCTGCATCCGTCATTGATGGCAATCAAGCATTCCGAATTCATCGCAATAACGGAGGAATAATTCATGATTGATGCAAAAGTGCTTGAAGGGGTTAAAAGCTGGCTGCGTTTTTCTGGCCGTCTGACCAGTCGTTCTCTGGCAGAAAAAATGAATATGCCGCTATCCTCCATGGTTTATTTTCTGCGTGATGCGGTCGATGCCGGTGTGCTGACGGACCGTAACGGTTTTTATGATATTCCGCGT